TGAAAATGACGAAATAGTATACATAGGAAGTGCTTATACAAGGAATATTTCAGAAAGATTAAAACAGTACATATCAAAATCTAAATCAGGAAACACTTTAGCTAATGATATTTGTAAACTGGATTTTAAGGTGGAAAAAACTGATGCTATTAGTGATGAGCAACGTGAAAAAGCATTAAAGAAAATACGAGAATTCAAAATACTTGCCATTAGGCATAATGATTTAGAGTATAATTTGATTCAACAATATAAACCTAAATATAATTTGAATGGTAAAACAGCAACAAAAAAATAATAAATGTTTAAGCACTTGCATTTGCAGGTGCTTTTTTGTACACTGAAGGAGTGTGACTTTCATGGGTATTTTCACCGGGCTCTTTAAGTCCAGAGATAAGCCGACCAACAGCTACGATTCGCCGTCCTACACATATTTCTTCGGACGAACGAACAGTGGTAAGCGTGTCAATGACCGCACTGCCATGCAGCACACAGTGGTGTATGCCTGTGTACGGGTTCTGTCAGAAGCGATTGCCCAGCTGCCATTACACGTTTATCAATATACCGAAAACGGAAAAGAGCGAGTGCCACGGCATCCGCTCTATTTTTTGCTGCATGATCAGCCGAATCCCGAAATGACATCCTTCGTATTCCGGGAAACTTTGATGTCCCATCTGCTGATTTACGGCAATGCCTATGCACAGATTATCCGAAACGGCAGAGGTGATGTTATCGGACTGTATCCTTTGATGCCGGATAAGATGAAAGTTGACCGTGATGAAAAAAATCGCCTGATATACATTTACAGCCGTTACGATGAGGCAAATCCCAATCTGAAAGAACAGGGCGACATCATTCTTTATGCTGATGAAGTCCTGCATATTCCCGGACTTGGATTTGACGGACTGGTTGGATATTCGCCGATTGCACTTGCGAAAAATGCAATCGGCATTTCTATTGCCTGTGAGGAATATGGGGCATCGTTTTTCGGAAATGGTGCTTCACCAAGTGGCGTGTTAGAACACCCCGGAGTGATCAAAAATCCGGAGCGTGTGCGTGATGCTTGGCAAAGAGCCTATGGCGGAAGAAATGCTCACAAGGTCGCAGTTTTAGAGGAGGGCATGAAATTCACCCCCATTGCAATTCCAAACAATGAAGCACAGTTTCTGGAAACCAGAAAGTTTCAGATTGAGGAAATAGCAAGAATGTACCGTGTACCGCTTCATATGATCGGTGACCTTGACCATGCAACATTCAGTAACGTAGAACATTTATCCCTTGATTTCGTGAAATATAGCCTTGATCCTTGGATCGTTCGCTGGGAGCAGTCATTGCAGAAAGCCTTGCTTTCTGATTCTGAAAAAGGACAGTATTTCGTGAAATTCAATGTAGACGGGCTTCTGCGTGGCGATTATGCTTCCCGTATGCAGGGCTATGCTACCGCAAGACAGAATGGCTGGATGTCTGCCAACGATATCCGTGAAAAGGAAGATATGAATATGCTTTCAGACGAAGAGGGCGGAAATCTGTATCTTGTAAATGGCAGCTTTACAAAACTCGCAGATGCAGGAGCATTTGCAAATCCAAAAAAGGAGGAGAAAACCGAATGAAGAAATTTTGGAACTTTATCCAAAACGAAGATACATCGGAAACTGAGTTACTCTTTAACGGTCCCATTTCAGAAGATACTTGGTGGGGCGATGAAGTGACACCTGCTTTGTTTCGTGATGAACTCGCAAAGGTCAGCGGAAACTTGACAGTTTGGCTGAACTCGCCGGGCGGCGATGTGTTCGCTGCAAGTCAGATTTATTCTATGCTGAAAAATCACAAAGGCAAGGTTACCGTAAAAATTGATGGCATTGCTGCCTCCGCTGCGTCTGTTGTGGCAATGGCAGGCGATGAAACTTTGATTGCACCGACTGCCCTAATGATGATCCACGACCCCAGCACTTGTGCTATGGGAAACAAGGCAGATATGGAAAAGGCTATTATCTTGCTGGATGAAGTCAAAGAGAGTATCATCAATGCCTATGAAACCAAGTCCCATCTCAGCCGAAACAAGATTGCAAAGCTGATGTCCGATGAAACATGGCTCAATGCGAAAAAGGCTCATGAAATGGGATTTGTGGACGGGATTCTCTTTGCAGAGAAGAAAATGCCTGTTGTTCCCAAAGAGGAAGAACCAGATGAAGAGGAAAAAGAAGAAAAAGAAGATACACTGACCGCAATGACCTATTCAAAGTCAAGGAATCTATCTGCATTCTTATCCAAAGTATCTGCATCAGCAGAATCCGTTACAGGCACACTCATTGACCAGCTTGAAAAAAGGCTGGCATTACTGAAATACTAAGGAGGATTTTAACTATGGCTATGACAATTCAGGAACTCAGAGAAAAAAGAAAGAAGGCCTGGGACACTGCCCGTGATTTTCTTGACAGCAAGCGAAACGCAAACGGTGTTCTCAGTGAGGAAGATTCCAAGACCTACGATGCAATGGAACAGACGATTGTAGACCTTGGAAAGGAAATTCAGCGTCTGGAAAGGCAGGCTGAAATTGAGGCAGAAATGAACAAAGCAACTTCCACTCCTGTTCTCGGTAAGCCTGCAACTCCAAATGTAACGGAAAAGACAGGAACGGCAAGCGACACTTACAAGAAGGCATTCTGGAACAGCGTCAGAAACCGCAACTGGATCGATGTCCACGATGATTTGCACATTGGCACAGACGCAGAGGGCGGTTATCTTGTTCCAGATGAGTTTGAACGAAAACTTGTGGAAGCATTGGAGGAAGAGAGTATTTTCCGCCAGATGGCAACAGTTATCAAAACTTCCAACGGCGACCGCAAGATTCCAATTGTGACTTCCAAGGGTGAGGCTGTCTGGATGGACGAAGAACAGCAGTATTCTCTTTCTGATGATACGTTCGGACAGGCATCGCTTTCCGCATATAAGCTTGGAACAGCGATCAAGATCTCCGAAGAACTCCTTAACGATTCTGTATTTGATTTGCCGTCATACATTGCAAAGGAGTTTGCAAGAAGAATCGGTGCGAAGGAAGAAGAGGCTTTCTTCGTTGGTGATGGCAAGGGCAAACCGACCGGCATTTTTAATGCTACAGGCGGTGCGGAAGACGGCACTTCCACCACAGGTGCAAGCATTACATTTGATGATGTGATGGAACTCTTCTATTCTCTGAGAAGCCCGTATCGCAAGAAAGCAGTATGGGTGCTCAATGATTCTACCGTAAAAGCTCTTCGCAAGTTGAAGGACAACACAGGCAATTACATCTGGAATCCGTCTGTGCAGGCTGGTGTTCCGGATACCATTCTCAATCGTCCTTACAAGACATCCAGCTATGTACCGGAAATCAAGGCAGGCAACAAGTGCATGGCATTCGGTGACTTTAGCTATTACTGGGTAGCTGACAGACAGGGACGCTCTTTCAAGAGACTGAATGAACTCTTTGCCATGACAGGTCAGGTTGGTTTTCTTGCTTCGCAGCGTTTGGACGGCAAGTTGATTCTTCCGGAAGCAATCAAGACACTTACCATCAAGAAAGCGTGATGCTATGATTACGCTGAAAGAGGCGAAAAACTATCTGAGAGTGGATTATGAGGAGGACGATAGTCTGATTCAAAATCTGCTTTCTACAGCAAAAAATCTGGTAATGGACGTTGGCAGAATGGACGAATCCACACTTGCTGAAAATGAAGATACCGTGCGGACTGCGATGCTTTTCGCACTTGGGTATCTTTATGAAAACAGAAGTTCTCCAGATTATCAGAAACTGACCTTAAATCTGCGTTCTATTTTGTTTGCACAGAGAGAGGGTGTGATGTAATGGAAATCGGAACTTTGAATCAGCGAATCACTATTCTGGAACACAGAACTGTTATTGATGAAATCGGCAACCACATCACCAAATGGGAAGAAACATTCTCCCTATGGTCAAAGGTTGCTGTAAAAACTGCAAGTGAAACCACTGATGCAGGAGTTACCAAAGAGATACAAAAGCTTGAATTTCTCGTCCGTCAAAGCCCTGCAACGCTGAACATCAACAGTACCAATTTCCGTATTCTTTTCAGGAATAACATTTACAATGTCACCGGAATTACTCCTTTATACGATCACAACAACTACATGAAAATTGAGGGTGAGATACGAAAGGCAGGTACTTCCGATGACTACAGTTGATACAATGGCTGATGAGATTATGAAAGGTCTGACAGACTACGCTGATCTTGCAGATGAGGCAATGAAAAAGACAGTCCGAAAAACTGCAAAGTCTGTAAAAGATGAAATATCTGCAAACGCGCCAAAGAGAACAGGTGCGTATTCAAAAAGCTGGACTGCCAAAAAGACAAAAGAAAACAGCCATTCTCTTGAAATGACTGTACATTCCAAAAACAGATATCAGCTGGCACATCTCATTGAAAAAGGCCATACCAAACGTGGCGGTGGACGTGTATCCGGCAAACCGCATATTGCTCCTGCGGAAGAAAAAGGTGTACAGCTTTTTGAGAAACTTATAGAGGAGGTGTTGTCATGACCTACGAACAAATCGCAGAAATGATGGAAGAGATGGGGCTGCCTTTCGCCTATCATCATTATGCCGAAGGCGAAAGCCCTGCACCGCCTTTTCTGTTGTTTTTATCTCCCGGAGAAAATACATTTTCAGCGGATAATCAAATGTATTTCAGTTTTAAGAAACTGGATATTGAACTTTATACAGACGTTAAGAATCCTGAACTTGAAAAACAGATAGAACAGGTTCTGAAACGTCATAAAATCTATTACACAAAATCAGAAGTATGGATAGAGTCGGAAAAGCTCTATGAAGTGCTTTACGAAACGGAGGTATAACCAATGGCGAACAAGAAAAACAAGGTTAAATTCGGTTTGCAGAACGTCTACTGGGCAAAAATCAATGAATGGGGTGAAGACACTGACGGCAACAAAACTGTTCCGGCATATGGTCCGTCAAAGCACCTCCCCGGTGCTGTATCGCTGTCTATCGATGCAAACGGCGAGAGTGAAAATTTTTTCGCAGATAACGGTGTTTACTATGTCATCAACAACAATGCAGGATATACAGGCGATCTGGAAATTGCACTCATCACCACAGAATTTGCAACTGAAATTCTTGGTGAAATCCTTGATAACAACGGCGTTCTGGTAGAAAAGAACGATACGGAACTTGCCCAGTTTGCATTGATGTTTGAGTTTTTAGGCGATAAGCACCATATCCGTCATGTGATGTATTGCTGCAGTGCTTCCCGTCCTGCAACAGAATCTGCAACCACTGAGGAAAGCACAGAAGTCAAGACTGAAAAGCTGTCGCTGAAAGCTACTCCTTTGCCGACAGGTCTTGTGAAGTCCAAGACAACCGAAAGTACTACAGATACGGTTTACAATAACTGGTTCAAGATGCCGTATAATCTTGATACAGGTACGGCTTCAAAACCAAAATCAAGCAATGCATAAGGAGTGAAAATCAATGGCTATTCAGAAAAATATTACAATTGATGGGATTGAAGTGCCTTTTAAGGCAAGTGCTGCTGTGCCACGTTTGTATCGTCTGAAATTCCGCAGAGATATTTATAAGGACTTTGCATCACTGAAAACTGAAGTCACTGAGGGCGATGAAAACAAAAGCGAAATTGGTATTGAAAGTCTTGAAGTTTTTGAAAATATCGCCTATATCATGGCAAAACACGCTGATTCCAATGTTCCTGACAACCCTGATGATTTTTTGGAACAGTTCAACACATTCAGCATTTATGAGATTCTTCCTCAGCTTATCGAACTCTGGGGACTGAACACCGCAACGCAGGTAGAGTCTAAAAAAAACATCGCCAGACTGACCGCCCGATGACAACTCCGCTTTTTCTCCTGAGATGCAAACAGCTCGGTCTTTCTATGACCGAGCTGGATTTGCTGACTATTGGTTTAATAAATGATATGTTCACGGAACGTGAAAATGATGCGTATTCAGGATGGAGTGAGATTGCTTCTCAAAGCGATTTTGATGCGTTTTAATTATTTGTCATCATAATATCCGCGACAGCTGACAATATAAATTCTATCATTTTCAACGTGATAAACAAGGCGGTCTTTCTCGTTGATTCTTCTGCTGTACTCACCGTGCAAGTTGTTCTTCAATGCTTCCGGTTGACCAATACCTTCAAGGCAACCATTTCGTTCAATATCTTTGATGAGTTGGTTGATTCGTTTTAAAGTCTTTTTATCCTGTGTCTGCCAGTAGAGGTAATCGTCCCAGGCGTCATCAGACCATATTTTTTCACTCATCGTCCACCTCAATCAAATCATGAGCAGTTCCTTTGCCGTCACGCAACTCCTGAATTGCTTTCATCAAATGTTTTTGATTGGATTCGCTATAAAAAGGGTCGCTTGACTGAGAAATCTCAAATGGAATACGTCTTTCACGCAGAACAGCCTTTATAAAAAGGTTAATGGCGGCAGATGTATTCAATCCAACATCAGAACAGAAATTATCAAATGCCTGTTTATCCTTTTCGTCAATGCGTGCAGAGATTGTTGCTTGTGCCATAACAGCCACTCCTTTCTGTATGATCTCTGCTTATATTATACCACTATTTTATGCAAATTGCAAGCGTTTGTATTACATTTTTTAAAAAAGTGAGGTGAACCACAGTGGCAAACAGAATCAAGGGCATAACCGTTGAAATTGGTGGTGATACAACTAAGCTGTCCAAAGCCTTAGAGGGTGTAAACAAGAACATTAAAAACACCCAGTCACAGCTAAAAGACGTAGAGAAACTCCTGAAACTTGACCCGAAGAACACAGAACTGCTTTCACAGAAACAGAAACTTCTCGCTGACAGCATTTCTGCTACAAAAGATAAACTTGCAACGCTGAAAACAGCGGCTGAACAAGCAAATACTGCTCTTGCAAATGGCGACATCTCACAACAGCAGTATGATGCCTTACAGCGTGAAATTGTCGATACGGAAAACGAACTGAAAAGACTTGAAACGGAAGCAAAAAATGCAAATTCTGAACTTACTAAAATCGGTGAGGCAGGACAGGTTTTGCAAAATGTTGGCGATAAAATTTCAGGTGCAGGTGAAAAACTTCTGCCTGTTACCGCAGGTGTGACGGCTCTTGGAACTGCTGCTATGAAAACCGCCTCCGACTTTGATTCTGCAATGTCAAAGGTTGCCGCTGTTTCCGGTGCAACGGGCGATGACTTGCAGGCTTTGCGTGATAAAGCCCGTGAAATGGGAAGTAAAACAAAATTTTCCGCAAGTGAAGCCGCCGAAGCCATGAACTATATGGCAATGGCAGGCTGGAAAACAAACGATATGCTTTCCGGTATTGACGGCATTATGAACCTTGCCGCCGCCAGTGGTGAAGACCTTGCCACAACTTCCGATATTGTCACCGATGCACTTACCGCTTTTGGTTTAACTGCATCAGACAGCGGACATTTTGCCGATGTGTTAGCTGCTGCAAGTTCTAACGCAAATACCAATGTTTCCATGCTTGGGGAATCTTTCAAATACTGTGCTCCGATTGCAGGTGCTTTGGGTTTCTCCTGTGAAGATACCGCTGAGGCACTGGGCTTAATGGCGAATGCAGGTATCAAGTCTACACAATCCGGTACGTCAATGCGTTCCATTATGACAGCATTATCGGGTGATGTGAAATTTTGCTCTGCCGCCTTTGGAGAAATGGAGATCGCAACTTATAATTCCGATGGATCAATGCGTAGTCTTTCCGATATTTTAGCAGACTGCAGGGTTGCATTTGACCAGATGTCGGAATCCGAAAAAGCGAGTGCTGCAGAAACTCTTGTGGGCAAAAATGCCATGTCGGGATTTCTTGCTCTGATGAATGCCGCACCTGCGGATATTGACAAGCTGTCCGGAGCCATTGCAAACTGTGATGGTACATCGCTGCAAATGGCTGAAACCATGCAGGACAATCTCGCAGGACAGCTTACCATTCTGAAGTCACAGCTTGAGGAACTGGCTATTTCTTTCGGCGAAATTCTGATGCCTGTTATCCGTGACATCATCACCAAAATACAAGGATTTGTGGACAAACTGAATGCCCTTGACCCTGCAACAAAACAGACCATTATCAAAATTGGATTGATGGCTGCGGCTTTAGGTCCGCTTTTGATTATTGTGGGTAAAACCATTTCTTCTATCGGAAGCATGATGACATTCATTTCAAAAATTCCGACAATGATTGCAGGTGCTAAGACTGCATTTTCAACGCTTGGTGCGACGATCGGCGGTATTTCTGCTCCTGTGGTGGCTGTCGTTGCGATTATTGCAACGCTGGTTGCTGCCTTTGTGCATTTGTGGAACACCAATGAGGACTTCAAAAACAGCATTTTTTCCATCTGGGAACAGATAAAGTCTACCTTTGAACGTCTGACATCAGACATTGTTGACCGAATTAACGCTCTCGGATTTGATTTTGAGAGTTTTGGTGAACTGCTGAAAGCGATGTGGAATGGATTATGCAGTGTGCTTGCTCCTGTGTTTGAGGGCGTATTTCAGCATATTTCGGATATTTTCACCTTTGTGACGGATACCATTCTGAGCGTGCTTGATATATTTATCGGATTATTTTCGGGAAACTGGGAACAGTGCTGGAGCGGCATCAAGGGCATTTTTACAGGTATCTGGGACTTTGTAGTCAACCAGTTCAGCAATATTCTGAACACGCTGAGAGGTGTGGCAGATGTATTTTTCAGTTGGTTCGGAACATCATGGGATGAAGTCTGGACAAGTATAAAAGATTTCTTCGTTGGAATCTGGGACAGCATTTGTTCCGCTTTTCAGGCTGTTGCTGACTTTTTCACAAATATCTGGAACGCAATATCCGCGTTCTTTACAACGATAACGACTGCGATCTATACCACAGCAGTCACGATTTTTACTTCTGTATATGACTTCTTTGCTGGAATCCTGACAAGCATTCACGCCTTTTTTTCAAATATTTTCAATGCGATATGGACGGTTATTTCAACTGTCTGCACCACCATTTATGACACAATTTCAAGCATGTGGAATGGGATATATGAATTCATTTCTCCGCTTTTGGAGGCTTTGAAATATCTGTTTGAAACCATTTTTCAAGCAATCCACATCATTATCAGCAATGTGATGGATTGGATCTCGGAAAAGATACAAACCATATGGAATGCGATTGTTGCATTTCTCACGCCTTTGCTTGAAGGCATTAAAATGTTCTTTGAAATGATATGGAATGCCATTTATACCGCAATTTCAACGACATTAAGCACTATTTCAAGTGTTGTTACATCGGTCTGGAACGCAATTTCAGGTTTCATTTCCGGTGTGATGAACACGATTCATTCTATCATTTCAAGTGTATGGAACGCCATCAGCGGTGCAGTTTCAAGTATCGTCAATGGAATTAAAAGCACTGTATCTTCCATCTGGAACAGCATTTCTTCCACGATATCGTCTGTGATGAACACCATTCATTCTACGGTGACAAGCATCTGGAACAATGTGAAATCTTCCATCAGTTCTGTTATCAGCGGCATTTACTCCACGATTAAAGATGGATTTGACAATGCGGTAAACTATGTCAAAGGTCTTGCATCAGATGCCTGGAACTGGGGACGGGATATTGTTTCCAACATCATTGACGGTCTGAGAAGCATGATCGGCAGTCTTGCTGACAGCGTATCAAATATTGCCGATACAATTCGCGGTTATCTGCACTTTTCCGTCCCTGATGTAGGTCCGCTGACAGACTTTGAAAGCTGGATGCCTGACTTCATGAACGGCTTGGCGGACGGTATCAACAAAAGCAAAAAGGTCGTAGCAAAGGCAGTTTCAGGTGTTGCAGATACAATGAGAGTAACGCTCAATTCTGATCTCAACTACAATCTTGACGGAATGACAGGTGCGATAATGAACGGCAGTTCTGAAAGTTCTGTTGTCAACAATTACTACAATAATGACAACAGCCGCACAGTGAATCAGACCAATAATAGTCCGAAATCACTGTCACGGCTGGAGATTTATCGGCAGACGAAGAATGTACTTGGATGAGAAAAATATGAAATCTCAATTATAAAAATAATGGATAACAGCAATATTAATTTTTATTTATTTTGATATTATTTTCCTTTTGTAATATCTTCCAAAACCGTAGTAATCACAGTTTTGCCTGTCGATGGATATCGAACAATTGTCTGCTTTGTTTCCTTTGTAGCAAGTTTTAAAACCTGTTTTCCTGTCTTGGTTATCTTTGCTGTCATAGAATCTCCGGGCGATTTCAAAAGTCCGCCCATTCCTTTGAAAATATTTGGAAGTAAACTCATGATATATCCTCCTTAATCCTTAAAATCGGTTTCAATTGAAAGCTGTTCTGTATTTGGATTTAAGAATCCATCTTCAATTGCTGAACGGATACCATATGCCGCAGCATTTTTGATAAATCCCTGCAAACCTGCAACTTCCTGTTCATGGCGTTTTTCTTTAACAACATTTGAAATTGTTCCCTGAGACACACCATACAACGATGCGACCTTGTTTTGCGGAATTCCATCTTCAGTACACAACTGGTATGCACGGTATTCTTGTTGTGGGGTAAGTGCTCTTTTAGCCATACGATCATGTCCTTTCTAATTCATCTTAATTTACA